TTACGATTCATAATATATCTGGCATAGATCAGATTTTGCATATATATGATTAGCATCAAGTCCTAATCGCGCTCTAAATCCTAATCTGATATTAGTACCAGACATAGTAACACTGTCTAAATAAATGCTTGACCCCTGATTACCAGTACCAGCTGACGGGTTGAAATCGGGCCCCCATTGAGATAAAGGTGTCCATAAGTGACTTACAGTATAACCACCACCTGCTACCTTGTAGGTAGTACCCCCTGCGTGATAATATGACCAATATTCATTCCAGACAAATAGCAATACTTTTATTTGATTTAATGAAGTTATAGGTCCCCTAGGCAAGTCTATATTAAATGTTCCTTCATATATTCTATCGTTTTCATAGTCTACACTCAGCTCTCGTAGACTCCATCCACCTTTAAATGATCCAGTTACTCCTCCTATACTTACTCCATTTCTTACATTACCCGCAGTTAAATTTGAAAATGTAGCTGTTATTTTTCCTGATCCACTATGATAACCAGCAGGAATAGTATATTGACCATTTTGAGCAGTTATAGAACCGCTAATTGCTCCATTATTATGCATAGTACCTATAAGCTTTGAACCTTTAACATATGCAGTTCTACCTGTCAGTATGTCTGAGGCTATTGCTGTTGCATCCCCTGTCTTATCTGTTTCTATTTGTCCTATCTTATTCGCCAATATAGGGAATGTATCACTACCTGAAGCTGGAACACCTTTGCCAGTAATAGCGGTAGCAATTTGTTGTTTACCATCACTGGCTGACTGAAAAGCCTGATCTGCTTTTACTAGAATATATTTAGTCTGTTCAGTTAATACCTTACCCTTTAACTCTGCTGGTAAAGTAAGATCATTTATATCTCCTATTGTATTGTGCATTTCTTCTATTATATTTTCAATATTTTTTAATTTATTTTTATCGTCTGTAGTGTAATCTTCTGTACTTAATCCTTTCCCTTGGATTTTATCAACCTTTTTTTCATTCAATTCATTTATTGCACCTAATAAAGTCTTATTTTCAGTTTGTAACTCTTCTATTATAGTTGTTCCCTTTTTAAAATTTAAAATATCATCTTCATTCTTTTTTATTCTATTACTCAATATATCTATGTCCTTCTTTGTTGCTAGTATCATAGTAGGGTCTATCTTTAAATTCACTGCAGAAGTATTGCTCACCTCTAAGATCATTCTAATATACAAATCCTTAGCACTACCAGTTGAAACTATTGGCTTATATGTTTCAGGATATTTACCTATTGCAAGCATATTTCCTTCATCATCAAACACCCCTGCCTCCCTAATCATAAAACCGCCTTGATCAGCAGGAATTATTGTTTCTAACACTATCCAGCTAGGATTATTTTCATCTATCACTACATTACCTATTTGCCCTCTCCATACTTCATTTTTTAAAGCTTGTTGACTCTCTATAGGATTATAGTAACTTCCATTACCGTCACCTAATGCAAAGTGTATGAAATTTACTTTATTTCCTAATGTACTAGCATTTGCTATTTTAGCTTTTCCAATTTGAGTTAATATTGTATAAAATTGTTCTGCCATTATACCACTTCCTTTCTTGAATATACAGTTATGCTTTCTAATCCAGTATTACTTCCTACTGCAACATACACCTTTCCTTTTGAAAATAATTCTCTAGGAGAATAAGGATATACTGTTATTTCTTCCCCTGATATTAAAGTACTACAAATATATATGTCATTTTCTTTTAATTCAAAGACTAAGATTGTCTCATAATCCAAGTGAGCAGGTTTAATTTCTTCTATAGCCTCAAACATATCATTCATATTTAATATTATTGTATCTTGATTACTAAATATAATCTTGATTATGCCATCAAAGGTAACCTCTACACTACTTTTAGTAAATGCTTCAACTATAGCCTTTATCATTTCAGCATCTACCTTACCCATACCTCTCATCTTAGCTTTTATAATACTTCTACGTTCTTCTAAGGACTTGTTTGGTCTAATTGGTAGCTTTAACTCTTTTTCATATATAGCTAATCCCCAAGTTGCAGTGTCAACAAAGAATTGCTTTTCTAAATCTTTTATCTCTGTATGAATCTTCTCAAATTCAATCTCCTCAGCCTTCATAATCTCCTGAAATACTTTGGATTGTCTCTCATATGGCGGTAAATACTTTAGCATTTTACTCACTTATTACCACCTCACCTAATATCGCCACTTCTTCATTTTCTACTAATATATTTTCAATACCTTCATTTACTCTTAAATCCGTATAATCCAATACTCCTTCTACATCCAATATTAAAGACCCTATTTGTGCATAGCTAACTAAATTCTTTTTAAATGCTATTTCTTTGAGATAGTTAACTATGCTTTCCCTTATTTTAGATTTAATTTCTTCTAGAGAATTGCTCATATCTTTAGTAATTGTAACTAATATATTAATATCTTTTCTCTTTGCAGATGCTACAGTGCAGAAAGCACCTATAGGTGCCTGTCCTTCCCCAAGACCTGTTATCTCTGGGTCAATATGCTTTTGTACTTCTTGAATTAAATCTGTGCTAGCTGGTTGTTTATTTGAATCTATTACTACTATTTTTACGGTATTATCACCTTTCCACAAAGGAAAGACCCTAGCCTCCCCAACACCAACGACCTCTTTTGCCCAGTTGAGGTAATGATATTTGTTTCCTGATGTTGAAGGAGTACGAATCTTTTCATAATACCTTTGCCTTAGATCGTAATCACTTTCGTCATCATATCCATTTATAACCGCTTCAGTATTAGTTACAGAAGTTAATCCTGAAATAGTTATCGGAAAATGCTTTATGGCTCCTGCTGGTACATTTCCTACAGTTCCAGCTACCTCACATTCAGCCAATGCACTTGTTACTCCATTTTCTCCAATGACCTTGTTTTCAAGCAACACAAAATTTACTGTATCACTACCAATTAGATCACCCTTTTTAATACTAGATCCTTGAGAACCACTTATAACTACAGTTATAGTTCCTTTTGTTGCTGGTTTTCTTTCTATACCAGTCCTTTGATTAATAAACCTTTCTAAGTCTTCTCCTGATAGGTTCTCTATATCTAGTTTGTTTTCAACTTCTTTTATTTCTTTATCTTTCCTTTGAAACTCTATAGCGGCAGGCTTTGTAGCATCATAAAAAAAAGAGCCTTCGCTCCTATCGTATTCTTTGTTTATATTTTCAAGCATCCTATTGTGTATTTCTTTTACACTTTTCATGTTAAAAGCTCACCTCCTGCTTTATAAAATCACTATCATATAAATTTACAGTAAATATAACTCTTAATTTATCATTTACTCTTATAAAATCCCAATTCGTAAGATTTTCTATTCTAGGATGTTTTAATACTTCTTGTGTTATTTCTCTTTTTAGTTCACTCTCAAGAAAACTTTTAGGATAGCTGTGTCCCACAATTAAATCTTCTATAGTAGTTCCATAATCTACTTCATCATAAATCTTCCACCTGTTCTTCTGAGTTCTAAGGACTTTTTCAATCCATATTTCAATGCCTTTTTTTCCTGCTGCTTCTATAGGCTTACCATCCTTTAGTATAAATTCTCTTTTTTTGAAATCATATAAGAAAGTTTTACCCAAATCCTTTATTACATTAGAATCTTGTTTTGGTAATTCTAATTCAGTTATTTTAGGAAATATCATAATCTCACCGCCCAGTCAATAAGAAAATATATTTGTTCATCTTGTGAAGGAATTAATATTACTTTATCCCCTTCCTTTATAGTATCTGTTGTTTCAATATATGAAGATTCTTTGGTGGCTTCAATTCTTACAGGGGTATTTATATTTATATCTACTATTTTATGAGCATGACTTGACGCACCCATTCCTCCATCATTGACACTATCTGTAGTTCCAATATATGTTGGAGGATTGCTTTGATTAAATTTAATCTTCTCACCTTCTATGATTATCTTTCTTTTATATTCTTTTAGAATACTAGCCCCTATAACAAGATTGCCTTTATCCAATATTATATTCTTATCTATCTGGATCTTTATTTCAGGAGGTGGAAATAACACAGTCCCAACTATAGGTCCCATATATCTTATTGATTCTCTTTCTTTGAACATTTTAGCTAATTCACTTATTCCTTCCATTATATCACCCCTAGATTGACACTACATAAATGTATTCCATTAGTTACAGTATGATTGGCACTTTCTATCAAATACTTACCTCTCATACCAGTTAAAGGTTCTTCGATTTCAATTAGTCTTCCTGCTCTTATATCATCATGTCCTGGTATAGTTATACTATTTTCTTCAAATACCCTTCCTAAATCCTTTAACATATTCTGTGCAACAACCTTTGCCTCACTAATATTTTCCTTATCGACTTGCACTAATTTTTGCAATAATCCATATTGGTTTATTAGTTCACTATTTTGAACAGTATCGATTAATCTAATTTTATCTTCATTATTTATAATTACTTTAATGGAGTTTTTCATTTCTTCTATAGTTCTTTTTCTAGAAGGATTACTTATTGCATTAGTAACCGACTCATAAGGTAAATTAGTAGCTAGTTTAAAGGTAGGAACAATAATTTTATCATTTTGTTTGAAAATAAATAATTTTCCTTCCTTCATCTCCATCCTGCACTTTACGCCAGTTTCTTTTTCTACTAAATCAAGAATATCTTTTATAACCTCACTGTGAACTTTATCAGCATATATCTTAGTTAATAATATACTGGGTATGTCCACTCCACCAATAGGTACTCCTGCTCTTGCTAAAACCTCATTTATTGCTCCATTAGAATTCATTTTATTGACTGATAGGTCTCTTCAGATTTATTCAAGTAAAAAGCATAATCAAAACAATTGTAAGGAATTGAACCTCTCCCAGATTTATTCTCAGTAATAACTATAGTTCTATTTACTTCCTTTTCTCCATTTTTTAATTATGATTAGCGAACCTAAATCTACTGGACTTTTTGGAAAATATCTATCATCATTAAAAGCAATATCAAAATCAAGCTGTTCTCCTAATTCATTTATATTACTTCTCCATGTTATAGAACCTACAAGAGGAGTTATATTTGTCATACCGCTACCATTAACACACCAAAGTTCATGACCCATATTATACACTCCTCTTCTCCAGCTTAATAAACTTAAATTCACTTAAAGACAATGTATAATAAACATCGCCAGAACCATCTTGCTCTCCATATTCAAAACTTTCAATAGTACAAGCCATATTAATTGGAGTATCAGTAACAATCAGCCTTATAGGTATCCTTCTTTCTTTCCAGTCTTCAATCATTTCTACATAATCCCAAGATTTATATGTCTTATCTCTAATAAAGGAATATTCTTGGTTTGGGAAAAAAGAGCTTAGAGAAATAGACTTTAAGGAAGACAAGCCTATAAGTTTTATTTCTCCTATTGAAATAGTATCATAGCTTTGATTATTCATATTAGATTGTATTTTAAATTCTTTGGGCAGAACAGGTAATTTGATTACTTGTTCTCTATTATTTACACTAATAAATATATCCATCAAATCACCCTCCTACATATTCGATAGTGCTAATTTTAATTGTGGCACCAATTCATTTACTATCTCGTTTGTTGACTTATTTACTCCATTTATATTTATATTTATTGGATTGTTAATCTTTCCATTTCCTATATATGGATTATTGCGAGCTGGAATAACTGCTTCGTCTTTGTGCAAAATTGCATTATAGTTATTATATGGGACTCTTTCAATGCCATTGAAATGCCGACCTGATACATCTTCAGTAAATATCATATTTCTACCTGTTTTGTACAGAAGTTTTGTAGATTTTGGCTCTCTCTCACCACCTATCCAGTCAGCTAGCTTTCCAATCCCATCCCCTACCCATCCAATTATAGTTCCTAATCCCTCTAGTATAGGTTTTACAATGTTCCATACAGTTTCTATTGTAGCTTGGATTGCAGGGAAAGCCCATTCAAAAGCTTCCCAAAGAAATCTAACACCTTCTGAGATTAAGGATAATATAGGTTCTATAAATTCCCAGGCAGTACCCATTACACTCTTGATACCTTCCCATGCACCAACCCAATCAATGTTAAGATTAAATATTTTTTCACCTAACCAACCAAATTTATCAGTTATCCATCCTACTACACTACCTACAACTTCTCCTGCCATAGGTAAATATTCCAGTACTTTACCAAGAAACAAACCAGCTTTATCTATTACCCACCCTATACCAGTTGAGATATGCCCTACCCATGTATCAATTGTGGGACCAGATGCATTCATCCATTCTATCAGTTTTTCAAGATGTGGAAGAAGACTTTCTATTACCTTAAGACCTAAATCTTGTAATGTAGAATCAACAAAACCAGTCATAGTAGACCACATACCACTAGCAGATTTTGATAACGTAGCAGTTCCGCCTTCAAATTGAGATTTGAGTTTCTTATCTACAACTCCCATAAGTCCCAGTTCTTGAAGTTCCTCATCAGATACTTTTGCATTAAATTCCTTTAATTTTGCTATATCTCCATTCTTGGCATCTGCCAGTGCTTCAATAGCCATATTAATGTCCTTCCCAGGATTAAGAGAAGCCATATCCTCTGCTATCTTTACAAGTGACATGGCTTCTGATGTATTTCCCCCAGTAAGTTCTAAAGCTTTACTCCCTGCTTCGACTACTTCTGTAGATGAAAATGGAGTAATCTTAGCATTATCTCTCAATTGTTTCATAAAATCATCAGTTACTTTTTGAACTCCACTTTCATCTAGATCTTGATTGTTAATTCCGATTAAATGTTTCATTGATATTTGCTGTTTTTCAAGTTCAGCACCTGAGCTAAGTATTTCACTAACACCATATTTATTATCTAAATCTTTTAATTTTGAGAAGCCCTTTTTCACACTAGAGAAAGTTCCAACAGTTTTATCTTTGATTTTTACAACAGGTGAAAATACCTGCTTCCCAAAAGATCTTAATTTTTCATTAACACTTTTTATTCTTGATGTAACCATATCTTTATATGCCATAGCTATAACAAGCTTCCTTCTAAAAGGTGCTAGTGATCTCTTTAAATTATTGAGATTCCTTGTAGCAGCTGTATTATTTAGTCTAATCTGATACTTTCTATTATAGATTCTTTCAAGAGCCATTCTAGTCCTATCAACACTTTTTCTGAAATCTTCTTGCTCTTTTTTAATTATTTTTAATGTAGCACTTACATTATCTTTAATAGTTAATGTTGCCCCTAGTTTTGCCATCTTATCACCTACCTTTTCGATAATAAATTAGAGACCCTGATTGGTCTCTAATTTGTCATCATGAAATAATACTATTTCTTTCTTCAATATCTAAATTCATACTAGCAATAAAAAATATTTTTTCAACATTGCTCAATTCTAATAAATCATTAATTTTGTGCCCCCTCTGAATGTAATGATGTATCATATACAATTCAGAGGAAGCATTTATTAGTTTTTTATGTTTTTCACCACTTCAACACTATCAATATATCCTGCCATTCTTACTATTTCTTTAGAAATATTAGCAACTTCACCGGGATCAAATACTTCATCTACTATATCCATAGGAGACACTACTTTATACGCCTTATGCAACTCTGAATCTTTTAGAGATGGTTCTACTACACAATTATAAATTAAATGTCTATCTCCATCAGATTCGTCTTCCATATTCATAGAATCTAAAACCAATGATCTATCAGGCTTCATAATAGTAATAGTAGCATCTAAGGATTTTATATATAATTGTCTTAATTCCTTCTTATCTAGTTTTCTTTGTTCCGCTCTAGCTATTAAATCTTGTAATGTCACTTTCTTAGCTTTATTCTTATTCATATTATTTCACCTCTATTCTATCAGGAAAATCCACATCTGAAGGAGTGAATCCAAAAGGAAATTCCCTTTCTAATTTTTGTTTCATTTCAAATTGCATTAGAGTTAATTCATTAAACCATACATTGTTAATTACACATCTTTCAGAACCGTAAGCATCAGGATCTGCTAATTTTCCTATCAACTGACTCCTTACATCTCGTCCTTCCTTCCAAGCCTTTAGTAATTTAAGAACCCCTCTAGAGAATACATGCTTTACCTTAAAAGAGCCTTCTCCTTTTAGTCCAGTCATTTTAGAATCTGTATCTAAACTACCAGCTTGATATACATCTTCTCTTTCAGCAGTAATTTTTGCCTCAAATGATTCCACTTCAAACACTAATTCTCCATCCCACCAAATTTGTCCCCAACTTCCTGCTATTTGTCTATATCCAGGTACTTTATTAGCCATCTAAATCTCTCCTTTACATATAAATATAAAATTCTAAATCTTCCATAGTATCTACAAATTTAATACTAGCTTTTGCAAATACTTTACTTCCAGTATTAGCTTCTTTAATTTCCTGCTCAGTCATATCTTCAACACTTCTGCCATCTACTGTTGTATATCCCTTACCTAGCAAATAATTTCTTTGAGCATCTATATTAATTTCTGCAATATTTCCATAGGTAGGGTCTAATATATTATCCCTTTCTAATTCCTTGAAATAAGCATTAACAGCAGCTAAAAATAATATTTTATTGTCGTAAATATTATTAACCTTACCTACATAATGTTTTTCAAATGTATCTCTAATATCATCTCTCATTAAATCTATTGCATCAACTATTTTTATTTTCTTAAACTCTTCACCCTTAGTTGCAGTAGTTGTAGTTAATGAGTTTACTCCTCTTCCTATCTTAATTTTTTCACCATCATTAATTAAAATTAGCTGTCCTGCATCAATATCGGCATCAGGATCTTCATGTTCTTTAATACTAGTCACTTCATTTAGAGCACAATAAGTTGAACTCCTATCCAATGACATACCTGCAAATATCCCTGCTAATCTTGCTGAATATTGGGAAGTTGTATAATTAGTTCCACTTACTTCAATATCATTTGTTGTAAAGTTGATAATTCCTTCGTCATCAGCCACATTATTAGCTAATACAGCTTTAAATGTCTTTTTATTTACATTTCTTTGGGTTTTAATCCAAGTTGAAATATTTTGTACATCTGCATTGTCTAGCTCTGGAATGGTTAAATAATTCCATTTTTTATTCTTTAGCCTTGCTAATGCTGAATTATAATCAGTAGACTCCAGTCCAACTCTCTCTATAATAATTTTTGTTGGAGTACCCATAAATACCTTATCTATATAGTCTTTATTTTTAGAAGTCCAATCAGCAGACTCTACTTCTTCTATAGACTTATATATTTTAGTATCAAAATTTCCTGTAGCGTCTTTTAAAATCATTGCTACAACACCCTTAGAACTTCTTTGTATAGCGCTTGTGCCTCTCGTTCTAAATTCAATAATTACCTCTGGTAAACCCATAAATCATTCCTCCTCTAATATAAGATTTTGCATTAATTCTGCATCTTCATATCCATAAATTTTATCCACATCTAAGCTATCAATATAACTTATATCAAATTTAAACTGTAAAGTACCGTCAACTATTTGTCCTTCTACACTATCTAAGGTAATCACCCTATCTTTTATCCTTAGAGCTTGTCCAAATAATTCTTCCAATTGCTCTTGGATTTCTAGGTTCTCTAATTCTTCTTCATTATTTGGAAAATATCGAATTAGCACTGTTACTTTTCTATGATAGTGGGCTCTGTTAAGTCTCTCTCTAATAATAGGTGAAATTTCAACAAAAAAATAAGGTCTATCAAGACCTTCTTTAGTGTTAGTAGAATATATTTCAATTGTTGAAAAATTATCCTTTAGAATAGAGTCAATAGCTCTTTTTATATCTGTTAATTTCAT